AGATGATGCGCCCGGCGAAGATGTCTGCATCGCAGTGGTCGAAGCTCCCAAAGTCCCTCCAGAACATGCTCGGACAGAAGAAAGACGGCATGATCGGCACGAAGTACCCCATCGCGCTAATGAAAGAGTTCTGGTTCAAGGATGACGCGGAAAACGAGTCAAGCACGAGCTTCCGCGTCGGGCCGGAGAATGCGAACTGGAGCTACATTGTCGAGCCGGGAATGCCGATCTATCCGCGTGGCCGTCTCGTCGTCTCGGCGGGGAGAAAGATTCTTGCGGACAGTTGCAACCCCTACTGGCACGCTGGTCATCCGTTTGCGAAGTATCGGCCATACCGGATGCCGTGGAGCCGTTTTGGGTTGTCAAGTTTGGAGCCTGGGGCTGCAATTCAGAACATCCTGAACCGCATCAACGGCGGCGTGATGGATACCGTCAATGCCGCGATCGAGCCGACGCTAATTGCGCCGAAGGCCGCATTCTCCGACCAGTCGTGGGATTCGATGGACCCCGGCGCGCCCGGCGGGAAACTGCGATACAACAACAACACGCCGAAAGTTCCTGAGTTCCGCAAGCCGCCTGAGCTTGCTTCGTACGTTCTAGCCGTCAAGCAGGGACTCGAAAAAGAGCAGGACATGTCCTCCGGCTCCGCGGCGATTCAGCAGTCGTTGCAGAAGAAGCAGGTGCCGAGCGGAGATTCGCTCGACATGATTCTCAACAGCAAGTCCGTCAACATTCGCTTGATGGGGAAGAACCTCAAAAGCTATCTCACGGAAGTTGGCGCGATGACCGCTGCCAACATCATGCAATTTAGCCCAGTGAAGCGCAGGGCGCAATTATTCGGCGGAACAGGGATTCTGGATTCGGATTTCACAAAGTCGTATGGCGAGATGAAACCGGCGGGAATGGAGCCGGAAGAGTTTGTTAGAAGCATGTGCTTCAGTATTCGTAAATTGAATATGGCGGCAGAGCGAGCGGAAGAGTTGTCGGTATACGCAGCATTACGGAAAGGCAAGGACATCTCCAGAAAACGGATACTCCTGAAGTACGACCCGAACTTCCCCGTCAAAGAGAACGACGAAGAGCTACTCGCAGAGGCTCTGCAACAGGCTGGAGTTCAAGGTTTGGTTGGGGCGGCATCAGGCAAGGGGCACCACGGGAAATAGATAGGCGTTCCTGTTCTGGGGCGTACTCCCCGTGGTACTTGCTTACAGCAGCCTCGCGAGCGCGAATAGGCGCATGTGATGACCGAAGAGAAAAATGTGCGGTTTTCCCTTTATCTCGCGCCGATAGTCGTGGGTTGAAATTGAGGTCTTCGCTCTGCAACCACAGTGGCACTCACCGAATGGAATCGTGCAGTTTGGGTCGCGGCAAATACAAAGTCCGGGCGGCAGTGTAAACTTCTTGTGGGGCATCTGATTCGCTCCTTTCAGCGATAAGGCTTTGCCGGTGTTACAAGCACCGATGCCCCAATTATACGCCCTCCACGCTTGCTAATGCTTGCAGATAAGCAAAACCACCCCTAAAAATAATTTCAGAAATCGTGTTTTTTCGATGAGTGAGGCATTGCGTTTGTTTTTCTTCTGTAGCAATGTAACAGGTGAGGCGAGTCATAAAGCCGCCTGAAAGTGGTGCAGGCCACTCTAAAAACCGTGATTCGATGGGGCAACCCAAAGGAGAAACAATGGCACGCAAAGTCGTCAAGCGCAGCAAGAAGGAACGTAAGGCGAAGCGGCACAGCGGGCGCGGCTAAGTTCGCGCTGCTCCTCAACCAATCCGGGGGCCGGAGTAATCCGGCTCCCACAACACCGAGAGGTAAATTCTCATGGCAACAAAATCCAAGCCTGGCCAGAGCTACACGGAAGAGTCCTTCGGCCATCACATTCCGCAGGTCGCGTTGTCGAAGGGCAGCATTGAAATCTTCGGCGACACCGTTCACGACGGCAAGCTCGGCGGCAAGCCCACGAGCGTCAACACCAAGACCGGCTACCCCGGCAACCAGAAGGCATAATGCCAGAGCCAGCCGCAGCCCCTCCGAATCCGTACTCGAACATGGCGTCTATGCCCGGCCCCATGCCTCCGCCCAAGAAAGACGCGGACGTTGAGGAGTTGATGAAAGGCTTCCATGGGATTTTCAAAGCCCTGAAGAAGATGGAAGCCATGAACCCGGCCCTGGCCGAGAAGCTCACCGTGGCGAAGAAGGCTATGAAGGATGCAGTCGCCAACGTGCTGAAGGGCGATCCTTCGACGCTGGATGACGACAAAGACGCAACACCTCCACCTGTTCCACCCCCTGCTGACGCATCATCGAACACCGCGACACCACCCCCTGACGTGGCGACGACGGGATCAAACACCGCAGCTTAACCAAGACGAGGAGAGTGAATTATGGCAGACCTATTGACCGATCTCGAAGGGTTCCTGGGCAAAGAAGCAGCCGACAAGCTGCGCGCCACACCCGATGCTGTGACGCGCCTTAGCCGCGCCAGCGAGATTCTGAGCTTCTACGACGGCGAGACCGAGACCCCTCCGGCTGCGCCGCGTGTGCGCGAGACGCCTCCCGTCGTTCGTCCGGCAACTGGGGCCGCAGATGAGACTTTGGCGCAGATCATGGCGCGGCTGGACGGGCTTGGAAACATCGACGAGAAGATCAAGACCGGCGTGGAGACGATGGTTCAGGCTCGCGGTAACGAACTCGTCAACAACGCCATCGCAATTTCGATGCGCAACAACCGCGAACTGACCCGGATTGATGCACGTCACCGCGCAGACTTCGGCGAGGACATGGACGACGCGAAGCTCGATGCGCACATCGCCGCAGCGCGCGACGTTGGTCGCCCATTCCGCACTATCACGGAAGCGTATGACGACATGACCCGCGAGGCCCGCTTCAAGAAAGAGTTGGATTCGGGAGTTGAAACCGGCGTCCGCGAGGCGTTGAAGACCCGCGCATCTGGCCAGGTCCCCGGCGTTACCCCGACGGCGGCAAGCCCGATGCTGACCATGCTGCACAAGAGGCCGAACGGGTCAACCGATTCAGGAACACATTTGGACAAGGCTGCGCGCGCTCTTGAGGAACGTCTCAATGCGCGCGGGGAGCAAGTAGCATAACGATTTTTCACGGAGGCAATTCCAGTGGCTCTTACATACAACGACATCAGCGCGATCACCACGAATTACATCATCCCGGAGATCGTGGACGAATACTACAAAGTCTCCCCGGTATTCACTCTGATCTTCAAGAGTGAGGGCCAGAAGTCGTTCCCTGGCGGTCTCCAGATCCAGCAGCCGATCCAGTACGCGCCGCTGAAGGCCGGAGCCTTTGCGCCGGGCGGCACGTTCGACATCAGCTACGTCCAGACGGACACAGCGATGACGTTCAACGTGAAGTTCTACTACGCCAACGTCACCATCCGCGCCACCGACCTCGCGTTGAACCGCGGCGCCGACGCCAAGATGTCCTACGTCGAAGAGAAGATGATTAACGGCTCGCAGGCGCTTGTGCAGGCTTTGGCGACCGACTTCTTCGCCGACGGCCAGGGCACAGTGTCCAGCCAGATCGCGCTCGACGGCATCCTCGCCGGGTACGACGACGGAAGCAACTATCCGTCGTACGGCGGAATCAGCCGTGCAGCCATCGGTTCCGGCGCGAACACCGGCATCAACGGCTACTACCAGAACGTCGGTGGCCCACTGTCGCTGACTGGACTCCAGAAGGCGTATGGACAGGCCACCTTCGGCAATCACCAGCCGAATCTGCTTGCGACCACGCAGAGCATCTACAATCAGGTTTTCAACAAGCTGACCCCGATGCAGCGCGTCACCGATGCCACCCCGGACTTGGTGAGCTACGGCTACGAGGCCATCCGGTACAACAACCGGCGTCTCGTGGTTGACCAGTATTGCCCGGCAGGATACCTGTTCGGCATGAACACCGGCTTCCTCAAAGCATGGGTCTCCGACCACGAACTCTTCGGCTTTGGCTGGACCGGGTTCAAGGAGCTTCCGAACGCGCTCGACGCGGCCTCGCAGTGCATCTTCGGCGGAAACATCGTAGCGAGCGCGCCGCGGCTCGGATTTGTGCTTGCCGGAATAACTGGCTGATCGTAGTCGGCTGCTTGGCAAGGTTTTGATTTTCGTACCACAGGAGAAGCATCATGGCTTTCGGAATCGACTACCCGGACTTTGGCGCAACCAATCCGCTCACCGCTGGAACCACCGTTTACACGGCGGTCGACACGTACAACACAGCTCTGGAGAACAACGGAGCGAATCAGCCGCTTGGCAGCATCTACCAGGCTCCGCTGAGTCTCGGAGTAGTTGGGGCCGCGACCAAGGGGATCGGCCAGAACAACTACTTCAAGTACGTTCGCTATAACCCGACCGTCAGCCAGAACTTCCTGACCGGGCCGCAGCTTGTGTACTGGAAGGACAACACCTTCACGACCGTCACCGGACTGGCATCCGAA